CTCTACACGCACGGGGGATATGGGCAACCCCCTACGCAATGAGTTCCTTGACTTGTATGCTGATTCCTTTACCAAAGAGGATTGGGTTTACTACCTTGATGATGACAATGTGCTGCACCCAAAGTTCCTTGAGGAGTGGGGCAACTTGCATAGCCTTGATTGCTCAATCGTAACTTGGGGACAAATAGGTAGGCTACGCCCTACCGACCAACCAAGAGTCGGCAACATAGATACCGCCTGCTATATGTTTAAGCCATACGACCTGCCCAACCTACGCTTTGAGATGACCTACGAGGCAGACGGTACTTTTGCCCAAGCAGCATCCGAACAAGGAACACTTATCTGCGTAGAGCAGTACCTTTGTTATTACAACGCCCTAAAATGAAAACGAGCAAACAAATAGACGGGTGGTTCAACCACCAAGCAGCATACGACTACCTCCTTGCCAATATGCCCGAAGACGGCACATTCGTAGAACTCGGTGCTTGGCTCGGTAAGTCATCGGCCTACCTATGCGACAAAGCAACATACCAAAACATCACAATCATAGATTCTTGGAAAGGCTCACCTAACGAACTAACCACCACCCACAAGCTCGCAACGGAGGTAGACATCTACAATCTCTTTGTGGAGAATATGGGAGACCGCAAGTACAAGGCCATCAAAGCAACATCCAAAGCAGCATCAAAGAAGTTTGCCAACGAATCCCTTGACGTGGTATTCATAGACCTCACCCATACGTATGAAGCGGTAAAGGAGGATATCAAGCTATGGCTGCCCAAAGTAAAGAAGGGAGGCTACATCGCAGGAGATGACTACCACCAACATTGGCAGGGAGTAATTCAAGCGGTAGATGAGCTACTGCCCCGTGCTACGTTCATTGATGACTGTTGGATTTACCAACGGTGAAGAACCACACAAAGGTCTATCTCAAAGGGATGGGCTACTCTACAACTGACTTTATCCCCTGCGAGGTATGTCAAGGCCAATCCGTAGACATACACCACATAGAACCAAGGGGAATGGGTGGAAGCAAAATTGCTGATACCATCGATAACCTGATGGCATTATGCAGGTCTTGCCACCACGAGGCTGACTTCGGAACTAAACTAAAGAAGGATTACCTTTACGAGGTTCACAACCACCATTTATCAAAAAGAGTTATTTAGTTATGCAAAGAGCAACAATCGGTACAATCATACCAAACCCCAAGAATCCAAGAATCATAAAGGATGACAAGTTCAAGAAGCTTGTAAAGTCCATACAGGACTTCCCACAGATGCTTGAGCTGCGCCCAATCGTAGTAGATGGCAATATGGTAGTGCTTGGGGGGAATATGCGCTTAAAGGCGTGTATTGCAGCAGGGCTTAAAGAGGTGCCTATTATTGTAGCCGACAATCTTACGGATGCTCAAAAGAGCGAGTTCATAATCAAAGACAACGTAGGCTTCGGTGAATGGGATTGGGACTTGCTTGCGAATGAATGGGAACCTGAAAGCTTAGGTGATTGGGGTTTAAGTGTCCCTGTTTTTTTTGATGATATGTCTAACAACCAAAATTATGAAGGGTTAGATGCTGCATCAAAATTAGATAAGTTTTTGAGTGCTGAGTTAAAAAGAATGTTTTTGGTTTATGATAATGAAACTTTTGAAAACGTGATTACTTGGTTCAATAAACAACAAGAAAAACACAATTTAGAAAATCATAGCCAAGTAATTATTAAATTGATAGAAAATGAAAACCTTTGAATTAAATAAAATAAGGAATTGCGAAAACCTAATAAAGCAAACGCCATCCAAAAATGATTACACTACGTTAATAAACGAAGATACGTTATTTACCAAAAATGGCGAAGTTGTTGGGTTGTATATTAAAATAGATGAAAATTTAAGTAAAGGGATAAGGTTAGCAAGTATAAATACAAAATATGTAAAAACTTATAGGACATCAGCCCTGCCTACGCAGTCAAGTGTATTTGGTTCTTTACCTCGGGCAGTTTTGCGTAATGATTATTGCAGGTTTTCAGCACAAAGTAAAAACGAAAAACAAAATACAAACATTTTATTTAATTTTTTACCGCACCTTACTGAAATATACAAAACCTATTTACCGAAACAATACGAACACGATTTAAGTATCATAAAAGAAAATGTAAATACAGATTATGTTATTGCCGACACCGCACCCTTTACTACTGCCAATATCAATGTCAACCACGCAATAAAGTACCATAAAGATACGGGCAACTTTAGGGGCAACTTGTCAAATGTCATAATTTTAAGGGATGGTATTATTGGGGGTGAGTTAGTGTTTCCCGAATATGGTTTTGCCCTTGCGCAGGAAGATAGTTATTTATCAATCTTTGACGGTCAGGGTGAAATCCACGGGGTGATGCCGATAAGTAAAACAAAAGAAAACCCATACAGGGCTTCAATAGTTTATTATACTTTGGAAAATATGAAGCATTGCTACCCCTTCAAAATGGAAGTCGCAAGGCTGCAAAATTTAGCGTCTATCCGTTCTAACCGCAGGGCATCAAACCAAGACCCAAGAAAAAAACAATAATGCCTTATGACAAGTAGTGACATCCATAAAAAGGCAATGCTCGATGCGTTGGAGAAATCTTTAGGAGTAGTTACCTCCGCTTGCAAGAGCGTTGACATCGCACGGCAGACGCATTACCGATGGCTGCAAGAGGACAAAGAATACAAAGCAGCAGTCGATGAACTATCAGACGTAGCCATTGACTTTGCAGAGAGCCAACTGCACAAGCAGATAAAGGAGGGCAACTCTACCGCTACTATCTTTTTTCTAAAGACCAAAGGCAAGAAGCGTGGGTACGTGGAACGCCAAGAGGTAGACGTATCTTCGGGCAAGCTATTCCAAATTGAGGTGCTTGGCGAAGATTCAGACCAATAAGGTATATAACCACCTAAAGCGCAGCGACAAAAAGATAGTCGTTGAGCAGGGCGGTACTCGTAGCGGAAAGACGTATAACATCCTGCTATGGGTGATTTTCTATTATAGCACACGGGAAAGCAACAAGACCATCACCATCTGCCGCAAGACGTTCCCTTCGCTTCGGGCTTCGGTGATGCGTGACTTCTTTGAGATACTGCGCAACCACGACCTGTACAGTGAAAGCTACCACAACAGGTCAAGTCACGAGTACTACCTTAATGGCAACCTTGTGGAGTTCATAAGCCTTGACCAACCGCAGAAGATACGAGGGCGTAAGCGTGACCTACTTTACATCAACGAAGCCAACGAGCTGACGTACGAAGATTGGCAGCAGCTCATCCTGCGTACCGAAGGCAGGGCAATCCTTGACTACAACCCTTCAGATGCGTTCCATTGGATTTATGATAAGGTCGTACCAAGAGATGACTGCGACTTTTATCAGACCACCTACCTTGATAACCCGTTCCTTGATAGCAGCATCCGAAATGAAATAGAAAGGCTAAGGGACACCGATAGCGACTATTGGAGAATCTACGGACTTGGAGAACGTGGGATGAGCAGAGCCACCATCTTCCAATACGGGCAAGCCGAGATACCAACGGAAGCCACGCTCTTATGTCACGGGATGGACTTTGGGTACACCAACGACCCAACCGCACTTGTGGCGGTCTATAAGTCGGGTGACAATCTGTATGTAGATGAACTTATCTACCGCACGGGTATGACCAACCCCGACATCAGCAACGTACTTGCCTCACTTGGGCTTGACCGAAGGGCAGAGATATATGCTGACTCTGCTGAACCCAAATCTATTGAGGAGCTGCATCGTATGGGATGGAACGTGAAACCCACGCAGAAGGGCGGAGATAGCGTCATAGTGGGTATTGACGTGCTGAAGCGGCACAAGCTATTTGTTACCCCACGAAGCAGCAACCTAATCAAAGAACTTCAGAACTACAAATGGGTAGAAGACAAGAACGGCAACCTCTTAAACAAACCGATAGATGCCTTTAATCACGCCATTGATGCGCTGCGCTATGCAACGTATAACAAGTTGAGCAG